ATGTAACTTTAAAAATTTGGGCAGAAAATGGTGCAGCTTCTGCGGGCGCTGTTGGGCACATAACTATACAATACTAATTAAAAGGAGAAAAAAATGTTATTCAAACCAGGAAAAAAAAATTATAAACCAGGTAAAAGTAATCTTGTAAAATCAGTAGGTAGCAATAAAAACAAAAATAAAAAAATTGCTAGTGGTATGAAAGTTTTTAACCCAATGCAAAAAGCTATGGGATCACAAGGACTAGAAACAAGAGACTTTTTAGATCAACAAATAGACGCAGCGATTAAAGGTTAATATGACTACAAAGTTTAACGTAGATGGTAATGCAAATGCCGCTGTAAAATCAATCATACATTATGATGAAGTTGAAAAAAAACTGCATGTTGAAAATACTCAAGATGTAGAAAAAGTTCTTGAACAAAACGTTAAGGATCAAAATAATCAAAATTTTAGACTTAATGGTTTTGAAGATATGAAAATGCGAAGACTTGCTAGCATTCCAATGATTGAATTTGAAAGGTTAGCTAAGATGGGAATTATGTGTTACTCCGGAAAAGTATTAGACAGAGCAAGATTATTTAAATACTTGGATGACTCCAATAATGAAAAACTTAGAATTTGGAAAGGTAGACTATCCTAAATGTCTATAGACACTTACACGAATTTAAAAACAACAATTGCTAACTATCTAAATAGAAGTGACTTAACTTCCTACATTCCAGATTTTATTAGCTTAGCAGAAACACGTTTAAATAATGAACTTCGTGTACGTGAAATGGAAACGATTGATGACACAACAAACACAGTAAGTGGAACTCAAGATTATTCTCTACCTACAGGTTTTATAGAAGCTATTTATGTTTTATATAAAAGTGATCCCTATATTACCCTTAGATATAAATCGAATTTTGATTTCTTTAGTCAATTAAATGCAAGCGTATCTTCAGGTGTTCCTAATTTCTTTTCAATAGTAGGATCAAAGATTTATTTAGGACCAAAACCAGATACAGCAACAAATTTAGAAATAGCTTTTTACAAAAAAATTGCAACCTTATCTGAAACTAATACAACAAATGATATTTTACAAAACTATCCAAATTTATACTTATATGCAGCTTTAGCTGAAAGTGCTCCGTTTATACATCAAGACGAAAGATTAACGATTTGGTCAACTTTATATAAAGAGTCAATACAAAGAGCAAATGAAACTTCTGTGAATGGAAGAACAGCTTCACATGCTCTTCAAATTTCTTCTAGATCGGTGATCTAATGATTGATTTCGGGGATTTACAAGCAGATCTTCCTAGTTATAAAAACCAAGGATCAGTTGCTATAGATAATGTTATACCTTTAGCAAAAGGCTATAAAAGTTTTCCAAGTTTCGTAAAACTAAGTGATACAGCTTTGGCTAGTCAGCCGGTTGGATTGTTTACATCTTTTGGTGCAGCTGGAACTGTTAATTATTCTGGTGATCAAACAAAATTATATCAGATGAATACATCTGGTAATTTTATAGATAAATCGAAATCAGGCGGTTACAACAACAGTACTACTGAAGGTAGTAAAGATTTTTGGTCATTTGTAAAATTTGGTGACAATGTTATAGCAAGTAATTTTGCTGATAACATTCAAGTATTTAATGAAGCAAGTAGTAGTGCTTTTGCTGACTTAGTTTCCATAAAAGCAAAATACTTAGCAATTATTAGAGAATTTGTTTTTACAGCTTATACAGTTGAATCTGGAACTTCTTACTATCAAAGAGTTAAATGGAGTGGTCTTAATAACTCTTCACAGTGGACTCCATCACAAAGTACACAAAGTGGTTTTCAAGATATACCTGGTAGTCATGGTGCTATAACCGGAATTGTTGGAAATGAAAGTTTTGGAATAATATTTTTTGAAAGAGCGATTTACAGATGTGATTATGTAGGTACTCCATTAATTTTTACGTTTAGTAAAATAGCTGACATAGGTGCTTTTTCACCAAAGTCTATTGTATCTTTTGGTAATACAATTTACTTTTTAGCACAAGATGGATTTTACTCTTTAACAAATGGTTCTGATATTAAGCCAATTGGCTCAGGACGTATAAATGAATTTTTTTACAATGATGTAACTTCTAATTTTGAAGGTATTACAAGCGCTACTGATCCTAATAATTCTATAGTCTTATGGAGCTATAGAGGTTCTGGTGCTACAAGTGCTGGATCAATTAATAATAAATTACTAATTTATAATTATGCTATTGATAAATGGTCTACCGGATCAGGATTATCTTTACAGTTTATTAGCACAGCTTCACAACAAGGTTTTACAACTTTGGAGTCTTTAGATGTTTTAGGAAGTCTAGACACACTACCAAAAAGTTTAGATAGTTATTTTTATGGCAGTGGTATCGTAGGGTTATCAGGCTTTGATGAAAATAATAAATTTGGTAAATTTTTAGGTGCTTCTCTATCAGCTACAATAGATTCAAGCGAGTTTGAAGGCATAGAAAATAAAAGATCAACATTAATTAATTGTAGGCCTATTGTAGATCTTGATGGTGAAACATCAGTAATTACAGTAACTCCAATATCTAGAGATTCTCAAGCTGCTTCTTTAAATGTAGGAACAGCAGTTGCATTAACAGAAAGTGGCGATTGCCCACTAAGACAGACTAGTAGGTACCATAGACTAAGAGTTAAAGTTGTTGGAAACTTTTCTACACTTCTTGGAATTGACGTAGAGGCTAGACCAGAAGGTAAAAGATAATGTCTAATCAGTTTTTAAATGTGCCCTTACAAATGGGTGATAATACACAACATTTAAGACTTGTTGCCCAGGCTCTAAACAGCACGATTGATGGTAAACTAAATTCAACCGGTTCTATTACTTTAAGTGCATCTGCAACATCGACAACATTAACAGACGCAAGACTTGGTGGTAATTCTATAATTCTATTTATGCCCATAACTGCTAATGGCAGAACAGCTTTAAATGGAATGCATATTTCTGCTAGAGCGTCCGGGAGCGCAACATTAACACATGCAAGTTCAAGCAACTCAGACCAAAACCTCGCCTACTGCATTATTGGATAATGTTTGTACACGAGTACCCGTTAAAGATATCTATTTAATCTGGGCTCAAGTAGCTCCATTACTAGAAAAAGCATTAGACGAAACATATGAAATTAAAGATATTTTGTATGGTTTAATTAATAAGAAAATGCAGCTTTTTATAAGTTGGAATGACAATAAAGTTGAAAGTGCTGTTGTCACTGAAATTTGCGAATACCCAAGAACTAAAACACTAAGATATTTTTTAGCTGGTGGAACGAATTTAAATAATTGGCTATCAAGAATACAAGAAGTCATAGAAGAATTTGCTAAGAGAAATAATTGTACTCACCTTGAAGTCGCTGGACGTAAAGGATGGGTAAGAAAATTAAAAGGATTTAAAATGAAAGTAATAATATTAAGTAAGGAAATAAAATGAGTAAAGGCAGTAATCCAAGTAATGTAACTACAACGAGCACAAATGAGCCTAGTGAATATATACAACCATATTTAACTCCAGCTCTAGATGATGCTCAAAATTTATATGAATCATCAGCTCCTAATTTTTATCCTGATGCTACATATGTTGGCTTTGCTCCAGAAACTGAACAAGCTTTAAAACTTGCAGAAGCAAGAGCTATTCAAGGAAATCCATTATTAGGATCTGCACAAACAGAAGTTAATAATATTTTAACCGGACAATATTTAAATCCAGGATCAAATCCTTATTTACAAAATCTTTATTCTGATATGGCTGGTGATGTGACTTCACAAATTAATTCTCAATTTACAAATGCTGGTAGATTTGGAAGCGGTGCTAATCAAGAAATCTTAGCAGACTCTTTAGGGCAATTAGCAAATGAAGTTTATGCAAACAATTACAATACTGAAAGAGCTAACATGGTAAACTCTACGCAACTTGCACCAGGATTAGCTGATGCAGATTACACAGATATTCAAGCTTTAGCTGGCGTAGGCGCTGAACGTGAAAATTTATCAACTGCAATGTTAGAAGATAGTTTAGGACGTTTCAATTATGAGCAACAGAAACCATATATGAAACTCAACCAATATTTAGGAGCGCTTGGAGCGCCTGTTCCACAAACTACTATAGAAAATAAGCCTGTCTTTAGAAATGTAGGTGGATCTTTACTTTCAGGTGCATTACAGGGTGCAGATTTAGCCGGTAATTTCAATTCAATATCACCCGGAATGGGAGCAGTTGGAGGAGGCCTTTTAGGCTTGTTAGGTTAATGGTACAAATATTTAAAAATAAAAATAGAAGTGTTTTAAACTCAGGTCAATTACCACCAGATCCTTTTCAATTATTAACAAATACTCAAAATAGTAAACCAGGACTTTCACAAAATGGATTACTAAATGCAGAGCTTCCTACAGCTACAACAGGATCAAATTTATTAAATCAACAAAAAGGTTTTGCAAGTAGTAATCCTGGTAGAGCTTTTGCAACAGCAATAGGACAAGCTTCAGGATATTCAGATAGACCTGTTAGTTTTACTGAAGTTTTATCTCAAGGTATGGCAGCAAAAAATAAAGCGGAAGCATCACAAGCTGCATTAGAACAACAAAAATTCAATGACGACAGAACTTATAATCTTGCTTTAGGTGATGCATACACCAATAGAATAAAAGCTTTAAATACAGATGGTAGAATAAATTTAGAAAAACAAATGGACTTACTACATCCCAATTTAATAAAAGGAACACCTGAATATTTAAAACAAGCTATGAATATCATGGAATCTGGTAGTACAAAATTTGGTCAAAACATCGATGATATAATATTTGAAGAACAATATAAAATAGATGTAGCAACTGTCAATGGATTTCTTGAAAAAGCAAACAACGAAAAAGATTTAACAAATGCTTATGCGGTATTAGAAAGAATTATAGAGTCAAATCCTGATATGAAAACAGGACCTCTTACTGAGACTATCTTACCTTTTAAACAATTAGCGTTGGAATTAGGAATGTTAACAAAAGATGAAGCTGCTGAAGTAGATGCTCAAAAGTTAATACAAGCATATGCAAGTTTCTTAACACCAAGAATGCGTCCTGTTGGTTCTGGTGCATCATCTGATTTTGAACAAAAACTTTATGGACAAGCAACACTTCAACTTTCAAATTCTCCAACAGCTAACTTACTTCTTGTCAAAGCTAGAGGTTCTTATGCTAGAATGAATGTAGACTATGCATTATTTGCAGATCAATATTTAAGAAAAAACCCAAAAGGTTTCAATTTTGCAGATTTAGAAGAAGCATACAACCAAGCGTTGTTTAGTGATAGAGAAAGATTCGAAAGAATTATGGGAACCAAAAATATCTTTGATAATGATGATCAAATGATATCTGCCATTAAAGATGGAAGTTTAAAAGAAGGTGATCTCTATGTGGATAATGACAGAGAAAATATAACTTTTGGATCTTATTTGTATGTTAATGAAAATCAAATAAATGCAGTAGAAAATGAGGTAGAAGCGTAATGGGTAAAATTACATCCCTCGGTAATGATGCCGAGACTATAATCAAACAAGAAACCCCTGTAGATATACCTAAAGAAAATAATGAATTTCAAAATACCAGAAGCGAGGCCGGAAATTTAATTCAAGCTGGAGCTCAAGGTCTTACTTTAGGATTACAAGATGAAATCGATGCGTTTCTTCAGTCTACTCTTCAAGCAGATGTCAAATTTTCTGATGCGCTTGAAAATCAAAGAAATCAATTTGAAAGTTATAGAAAAGAAAACCCTATAAAATCTTTTGGTGCTGAAATTGCTGGATCTCTTCCTTTTGGTTCAGCCGGTATCGGCAGAACTTTAAAATCAACTTTTGCAAGAAATGCAGCATTAGGTGGTTTATATGGATTCAACACAGGTGAAGATGGTCTTGAGAATAGAGCTAAAAACGCTGCAATCACTGCTCCAATTACCGGAACATTTGGAACTATTTTACAAAAAATCTTACCTACAACTAATGTAGATGCAAAAAAATTAATGGACGCTGGTATTGAAGTTACACCAGGACAAGCTAATAAAGGAACAGTAATTGGTAATGTTTTAGATTATTTAGAGAAAAGAGTAACGTCTCTTCCTATTCTTGGTGATATGGTTGCATCAGCATTTAATAGAGGAACCAAAGATTTTCAATTAAAAATTTACAAAGACTTTGCAGAAAAAGCTGGTATCAAACTTCCTAAAGATTTTGAACTATTAGATGGTCCTAGTTTATTTAATGATGTAAGCGCTGAATTTTCAAAAAAATATGATGATGTTGTTAGTAAATTGCGTCTTAATAAAAACCAATACATTGATGGTATAAAAGATTTTGGATCACAAAATGGTCTTACAAAAAATCAAATTGATGATCTTGTTAGAAGAGCTACAGCAAAAATGGTAAACCAAAAAGATAATTTTGTTTCAGGAACATCTTTACAAGAAACAGAACAATTATTAAAAAAATTAAGTTCTGATATGTCTTTAGACGTGACCATGAGAGATTATTTTAAAAGTATTACTGACACTGTATTTAAAACAAATATAAAAAAACATAGTCTCACAGATGCATACATAAATTATGAAAAAGTAGCAAAATCGTATCCTTTTATGTTAGCTCTAACAAAAGCTACTGCAAAAAATACAGAAGGATTATTTACACCAAGTAATGTTTTACAAGCTACAAAAACTACTAGTGGAGCAAAAAACTATGCTAGTGGTAAAGCTCCATATCAAGATATTTCAAGAGCAGCTGCTAGAGTATTGGGCCAACCTGTTGGTGACTCTGGTACACAATCAAGAAGTTTAGTAGGAGGAATGATGTTAGGTGGCGCTGGAGCTACTGCTGCTGGAGCTGATGCTGGTGTTACTTTAGGTGGAGCGGCAATGGGTTCATTACCATTTTTATCTTATTCCACACCTCTAACTAATAAATTTATGACAAAAGCTGCACTACCTTTTTTTGGAGCTTATGGTAGAGGATCAAATAGGCCTTTAAGTGGACAGATTGAAAATAGAGCAAACATAGTAAGAAACAATTACGGATTATTAGGAGATAATTAATGGGTATTAAAGATTATAGCACAACAGCTAATTCAAACACATCAATTAGTGGAATTAGTATCGCTGATGGAATGCCACCACGAAATGTGAATGATGCACAGAGACAGGTAATGGCTGACACTAGAACTGCCTGGAACACAAAAGAATTTTTTATTGTTGGTGATGGTGATGGCCCAACAACATTTACAAGAGCAAGTAGTACTACTATAACAGTCGGTGCAGACATTACATCAACACACCATGTTGGTCGTAGAGTTAAAATTATAGGTTCTAACACAGGTACTATCTTTGGAAAAATATCAGCTTCAGCATTTAGCTCACCTAATACAACACTAACCTTTGCTTTTGATAGTTCAAATATCAACTCTAGTGACTCAACTGTAGATGTTTATTTAGGATCTACATTTATAGGACCTTCTATTCCGGTTATAGATGAAGATAACATGG